TGTGTTATTCCGTAACATTTTTCTAGGTTTGATTGATATAATGGATGTATTTTCTATATATCCTTGTTCACATGTTTCCGCAGCCTTTTTGAGGTTTTCTCTGGCACTTCTTTGATGTGAGCAACCACAAGACATTTGTTTGTAAAACAGTCCGGCAGGAACTAGGTAGTGCTTTCCACAAGAACATTCACACTCCCATTTATACCGATTTCCAACTCTTATTTGCTTAATTGCTTTACAACCATAATCGTTAATTTTACCAGTAAGATCAGTTGGCTTATAGTGATTAGCTTCGGCAAAACATCCGCAAGATTGAGTTCGACCAGATGTTAGAGCATCGTATCTTACAGTTTTTGTATTTCCACATTCACATTTGCAAATGGCATAAACTCTTCCTTTTTTTCTATAAGCATCTATGATAGTTAATTTTCCCCACTTTTCTCCGTTAAATTCATTTGTATATTGTGGTGCGTTTTTGCATTCTTCGGAGCAATATTTTGCACTTGGTGCCCCATCAAAAGTCTTTCCACAGACAACGCATTCTCTTAAAGACACAAACAACCACTCCTTCCTTTTGATAAATTATACATACAATGATAAATACGGTCAATATCATAGCTAAAATTAGAAATATATCTTGCATCAAATTGACAAAAATCCAACGTTAATATACTATAAAAGCAGATATTAACAAAACTAATATGTGAGGTGCAAGTATGGCTTTTGTTAACAAAAATGAAGGATATATCAGCTATGAGTGTTCTGAGTTGATAGAAGAATTGACGCAGGATATTGTAGAATTTGGAAGCTCTAAGATTGTTGCTGTATGGTGCAAAGAGATTCAAGGAACTACTGTTTATACAAACTATGATTATATTACCGAGAATCAACCAATTGATGAATCTGAACTAGAACAAGGAGAATATTTAAAGGAAATGACAATGGGTGCGTTACTGACAGCCTTAGAAGCACAAAATGCAATGTTATAAAATAATTTAGGGAGTGGTTTTATGCCTATGGATTGGCTTGGCTCTGTTGGAAAGATAGTAAATGGATACAGAATATTGGAAGCATATAAAAAGAACGGGAAAACTATGATTAAAGCTGAATGTCCTAAATGTGGAAGACAGTACAATGTTGGATATGATGCTATGAGTAGGAAGAAACCTTGCATTTGCTGTAACAAAAACAGGATGAAAGATATCACTGGTCAGCGATTCGGAAGGCTTATTGCTTTAGAGCCTGTCGGAAGGTCAAACAATGGTGGTGGCGTAATATGGCTTTGCCAATGCGATTGCGGTAACACAACAAAAGCTGAACAAGGTAAATTAGCAATAGGAGCTGTCAAAAGTTGTGGATGCTTAAAGAATGAAGCAGAGAAAAAGCAAGGTGATAGGCTTATTCAGGAAACCATGAAAACGTGTGTTGACGGGACCAATATTAAGAATTTATCATCGAAAGTAGGCAAATCAAATACATCTGGAATACGTGGAGTCAGTTGGAACAAAAGACGTAAGAAATGGCAAGCATATATAATGTTTAAAAAGAAGATGTATCATCTTGGAATGTATGATAAAAAAGAGGATGCTGCAAAAGCAAGAAAAGAAGCAGAAGACAAGTATTTTAACGCATTTCTTGATGAATATAACAAAAACATGAATAACATTGACTAAATTAAGAAAACATAGTAATATAATAGTACAAACAACCACAATATATATTCCAAGGGCGTAAAAGGATCAGAGATTTTTTCTCTGGTCCTTTTTCCTGTAAATAAAATTATCTTTTTGCTACCATAAAAATAAGGAGGGCAGAAAGAATGATACATACAGCGTTTGATGTAATGAAAGAATATATGATCACAGGTGCGAAACTGGACGGGAAATATCAGTTTCCGGTTATACCGGCAGCATTTTATGAACCGGGGGATACGATAGATTTTGCAGACAGTTTTAAGCGGTCGATCAAGAACCATCGAGAATTGAACGTTAATTTTTATATACATGATAATGCGTTTGAAAGAGTGTATGCTAATCCTGATAGATACTTAGATCACTTAAGATGCTTTCACAGCGTGTGTGGATTAGACTACAGCATAGCTTCTGGCGAACAAGGAATGCCATTTGCAATGCAAATCTGGAATAAGTATAGAAATCATGCACTAACATATTATCTTGCTTTAAATGGCGTAAAAATGATTCCAAATATCAGCATACTATCAGAGGATTGTTGGGACTGGTGTTTTGATGGATATACCATAGGTAGCAATGTTGCGTGCAGCACAAACGGTAGAATGAAATCCAAGGCATCAAGGATTGATTTTTGTAACGGGTTCTATGAGATGTGCCGAAGATTACAGCCTAACAAGGTTATTATCGTTGGAAGACTGCCAAAAGAACTAAAGTCAGAAGTTCCGATCATAAATTTAAAAAGTAGAAATCAGTTAATGGAAGAAAGGTTGGGTAGAAAATAATGGGAACATCAACACAATACACGAGTGTCAGGAAGAAAAACGAACGCAGTAAGCAGAAGCAGAGAAGACAGCGGTTGAATGGATTGGTTCAGAACAGGAACCAAAGAAAGCAAAAAAATAAAGACGATTCATTAAATGTTTTGTGATTAGCAAAATAGCTAACACCGATTTTAACGGCGTAGAATATTTTGTGCAAATTTCACAAACAAAAATTTTCGTCTCATGGGCAACTTTTCCCACCCATTTTTTGGTCCAGATTTTGGGTGGATTTTTCCAGTTGGAAATATTTAGAATCCAAAAATTTTGAGATTTTTTTGGAATTTTTTCAATTTTAAATACAAGTAAAAATCTGGAAACTGCTCTTGAATGGGCAGAAAATCAGAATTTTTTTGTATACTGCCAATTTTTTACTATTGTACATGTTGCACAAAATCAAACTAGATCCGGCAACGTTTAAAAAATTGTATAATAAACGCAAGTATACAATTATATATTAGCACGAATTTTGCAATAGTTCAATAAAAAAAAGACGGTTCGCACCGTCTTTTTTAGTTTCTTCTATTATATGCTGTTTTTTCGTTCGCTTTTTTCTTTGATCGCTTCTATTATATACGCCGATAACGACATACCGCAAGCATCCGCGTATTTTTTTACTTCTTCTTTATAGCCTTTTGGCGCTAGTATGTTAATTCTATCATAATTTTTTTTCTGGTACTTATTACTTGCAACAGTTCTTGCATTTTTTCCGTCTTCTCTTTTTCTCGGCATTTGTGCACCTCCTTAAATAGTATACATTATTATATCATTTTTGTTATACGTGTGCAACTATACAAAATGTACAATAAAATCTTATAAGTGTACACTTATATTTGTATAATATTACATATTGTTATTGTACGTGTACACTGATATAATAATATCAAGTTAAGAGATCAGATCACAAATGAGGAGGTACAACGATATGAAATATTTTACAGCAAAAAATCTTGAGGAACTAAGAAAAGAATATAAGAAGTTGATGGTAAAAAATCATCCTGACAACGGCGGAGACGTTGCAGCATGTCAGGAAATCACAGCAGAGTATAAGAAACTGTTTGACATGTTCAAAGCCGGGCAGACACCAGACGAAGAGCAGAAAAATAAATACGACTACAAAACAGATGAAGCACTAAGAAATGTAATTAATAATATAGTTTCTTTTGACGGTGTCAACATTGAGGTTGTAGGCTCTTGGATTTGGGTAGATGGTAATACATTTCCATACAAAGAAGAGTTGAAAAAACTTGGCTTTAAATGGTCCAAGAATCGTAAAAAGTGGCATTTTAGCACGGAACCATCCGGAAAATGGCATAAAAAGAAAATGTCTTTCGAAGACATTCAGAAAAAATATGGAAGTGAAAAAGTTAAAACTTGCGCGTCTGCAAGAATCGCATAAATAGAAAGAAGGCGTAAAAATGAATAAGACATCTTTAAGAAAATTAGAAAATGATTTAGGGGTAACAGTGGAAACAAAAAAATACACATATGGTGGAAATGTGTATTTTATAGAATTTGATAATTCTAAAGAATATTACAAAAATCATAAATACGTTTATGATTTTGCAAAACGTCACAAAATGTACTTAGAAAGTAACTGTTATGCGTGGAGTTTTTCGCTAGAGAATAAAAAGAGTAGAGAAATAAGATTAAAAAAATGTGAAAAAATTAATTTTTTAAATCATATTTTCGAAAAAGTATATTACGAAACAAAAAACGGAGACAAAGCAAAACAGGCACAAATAAATTTTGTAAATGATCACGAGGAGTACAAAGAAGCATTCGAAGCTTTTTATTCATAATAGGGAGGGAACAAAATGAAAAATTATAAACTAGAGAAGATAAAAGAAGAACTTGCAAGAAGCCTTGCAAGAGATCAAGAACTTTTACGACTTTGGGAAGCTGTCGAGTATAAGACAAAAAAGGACGGGCAGCCGTTCAAACTAGTTTCAAAAAGCTTCGAAAATACAACATACAGGAAAGCGAGCTATGGAAACTATTATATATTAGAAGTTTCTTCCCTCAGTAGCGATCTTGGATATATTAACGACTGGGTACGATTAGAAGAGTACAGAACGAAGGAAAAAATAACAGATGTAGAAAAAATCAAAGAAATGATTGAAAAGAAAAAAGTTTATTTTAGAAACGAGATCACGAAAGAAAAAAGCCGCTTGAATAAATTAGATAGCGCATTTGTAGAGTTTGAAACCGCCTACACAAAAGCGCTCGGACAACTGGCGTATGATCTCGGTTGTACAAAAAAATTCGATAGCTTGTTTTATAGAATTACAAAAATTGTAACAGATAATTAAAAAAAGATCTGGGATAACTTACACGTTCCCAGATCTTTTTTTTATTGTTATCTCGTAATCATATCCCATGATAGACAAGAATTTTTTTAGATCGCTCAAAGAAATCTTTTTGTTATTAAATTTATTATTAAGTTGCTGCGGCGTGGAAAGTCCTAGAAGTTTAGAAGCTTCTAACATTGTAAGTCCGTTCTTTTTTAGCAATTCTTTATAGATTTCTTTTAGCTGTTTGTTATCTTCGTAAGAAAAATTTATACCATAGTCCATTTTTACACCTCAATTCTATTATTTCTAAACTATTATAATTTAAAAATGACAGAAAGTCAAACGAAAAAAGTTTATTTTAGTATTGACATATAAATAAAAATCGTTTATAATTCAGATAAAGATAAACGAAAAGCATTTATAAAAAGGAGAAAAGAATATGAAATATTTTAAAAACTGCAAGACATTAAAAGAACTGAAAGACACATATAAAAAACTATTGAAAGAGAACCACCCGGATAACGGCGGCGATCTGGAAGTTATGAAAGAAATCAACGTTCAGTTTGATTCTACTTTTCCGATTTTTAGGGATCAGGCAGCAAAAGAAGCAGCAGAGCCGGAGGGAGTAAAAAAAGAAACTGCGGAAAATGTAAGACGTCATTTTTATACTGATTTCGGTTGGGAAGGCTCTAGATATGATTCTAGTTTGACTCTGAAAGAGATCGCGAAAATTGTACGAGGATACGTAAAAAAGAAATATCCTACATGTAAATTTAGCGTACGCACATCATACGGCAGCATGTGCCAATCTTTAATTGTCAAATTGTTAGAATTTCCGCAACAAATGTTTATGACGGCCGACGAACTAAAGGAAATCTGGTATACACCGTTTTCATACGTGGATAGCGAAGGAAAGACAGTAACAACTACTGTCATTAGCGACACAATTCAAGATCTATTTAACAAGATGCAAAGAAATTACGTTTTAAAAAATGAAAATTTTACGCAGGAAGAATTTTTAAATTGCTACACCGAAACAGTATTTGAAAAAGGACAATTCTTTTACGGTGTTCCAACAGAATATTTTAAAAGCGTTGTCGATGATGTAAACGCCTTTATTGCTTCATACAACTATGACGACTCCGACGGCATGATTGATTATTTTAGTTGTAATTTTTACGGCGGAAAAGTAAGTTACAATGATTGTAAATTTGTTCCAAAAACTGCGAGAATTAAAAACAAAAAAGCGACACCGGCAGCAAAGGCAAAGAAAAGACAGGATAAAAAAGAGCAGGAAGCAAAACAGATCGAAAAAGTAACGGAGATTACATATAAGATTACAAAAGGCGAAGACACGCGTGACATGTCCGAATTGTGGGTGGTAAGAATCAATGAAAACTTAAATAAACAAGATTACGTTGAGCAGACTAAAAAAATGCGTGATCTTGGCGGCTATTACAGTAAATTTAAGCATGGATTTATTTTTAAATACGATCCAAGCGAAAAATTAGCATAGGAGGGCGAAAAAATGAAAATATGTGAGATGTGCAATGTACTTTTTAATATGTCACTCGGATTGGACTACGCAGACGGCGCAGGCAGCCACAAAGAAGAACTTGACATATTGGAAACGGAAATAAAAGAAATTAAAGATAAGGATAAATCTTTGTACTATGTACTAGAAAGCATAGCAGAGCAAAACAAAGATTTTAAAAATTTTCCAGTTAACAGCGACGGAGGTTTTACAAGATGAAAAAAATAGATTTATTAATTGTTATAAGTAGTTTTATAATTGCCGGGATCATTTTTACAGCGATCCCGGGGGCGTTTATCCTTGGATATTTAGAAATTGTACTTGGTGCAGCGTATGCAATAGGTAAATGAGTAGAAGTGATAAGAATTTTAGCGTATGACCGCGGAATATAATCCACGGTCATATATCTTTTTAAAGATTATTTTTTTATTGACTAGATCGAAAAAAAGAAGTAAAATCAAAGAAAAAAAGCAGGAGGGAAAAAATAAATGTTAGTGTACAAAATAAATGTAATAGAAGAATTAAAGGAAGCAGGCTACAATGCTACCAGAATAAGAGATGAGCGCCCAATTAGTCAAAACGCGATGCAAAAGATAAGAAAAGGCGAGATGATCGGAATCAAAACGCTTGAACAGCTTTGCAAGCTGCTAGACATGCAGCCCGGAAATATAATTAAATATGTAGAAGATTAAAAAATAATCCTAAAAAAGATTAAAAAAGTATTGATTTTAATCTTTAAAAAGATTATAATAAAGACAGTTAAAGGAGATAAGCAAAGAAAGAAAAGGAGAATGAAAAATGATGTATCTAACAAAAGCGCAGAAATTAAATTTAAAATACGCAGGTTTAGACTTGGGAGACGAGACAGAAAAGAAACTTGAAATCATTATGGAAGACAGCCACACCAAAAAAGAAGCTGTTGACTATTTATGCAATGGATCAGCAGTATACGAGAAAGAAGAATTTGTAAAATTCTTTAATCAGTACATGGATGAGTGGGACGTTGAGGAAGAAGATCGGGAAGAGTATAAAAAGATGATTGAAACAAACAAGCCGGCTTTTGACTGGGGAGTTGTAGAATATGAAGGTATAACATACTTTATTGATTATGTATTATAGGAGGGAGCAGCCATGAAAAAATTAAACGTGGAAGAAATCAAAAAGGAACTTGTAAACGAAGAAATGAGCTTCACGGAGTTAGATAACTTCATGATGGAAAACGGATACTACACAGTATTTGATGAGGGAGCAACATTTGATATTAAATGGGGTAAAAATGTTATATATACAGCAACAGATACAAATGAAGCAGAAGTACAGATCTTCTTTGAAATCACAACAGATAACGGAGAGGATGAAGCAGAAGAAGCTTTCTACTTAAAAGTGACAGATGTGCAGGAGTTCTAATACGAGAACAAAAGGATAAAAAGGAGTGTTGAAAAATGAAAAAAGAATTTTTGGAAAGAGTAAAGTGGGAAAGAATAGTCGATACGAGAAAATATAGATATGTATTAGACGATGATATAAGCCTTGAAAGGCCTTTAATAAAAAGGCTACCAATCGAAGACCTAGACACGACAGCAGCTATTGACGGGTGGGAAGTTGTAAAGGAGCTTTAAAAATGAAATATAGAACAAAAAAGGCTTGTTTGGATTGCGGCAAGCCTTTTTACGGCAACACAGATAAGTTATATTGTGACGAATGCGCAAAAAAAAGAAAATCTAATGTGATGAGGATTAGGGTGTGTAGGATGTGTGGCAAAGAATTTCTTGGAGGTCCTCGAGCTTTTTATTGTCCGGATTGTAGAATTATACGAACCAAAGAAGCACAAAAAAGATTTAGGCAAGGAAAAACAGCTAAAAGGAAGCTTGGGAGTGTCGATAAGTGCGAGCTATGCGGCAATGAATATATTGTAACGGCAGGCAGACAAAAATATTGTTCTGAAAAATGTCAGCACGAAGCAGGCTTATTATTGCAAAAAGAATATAAAAGTGCTTATAATAAAGAGACAGAACAGACAAAAAAGAAATTGGAAAAGAACAGCAAAAAACAAAAAATTTGCGAATACTGCGGTAAAAAATTCCGATCCAAAGTTGCAAGTAACACTTGTAGTGATTACTGCCGGCACAAACAAGCGCAGATCAGAAACGCAAGGGCACGGATTAATCGGGGCGAGAAAACAAATCTTGATACCTTGTTAAAAGAAAGAGAAGAGTATAAAAACAAAGTAAACGATAATAAAGGAGGTACGCGGATGAATGTAAAAAACCAGTATGGGAAAGAAGTAAATTTTGACGAAGCTCTAAAATTAATGGATGCAGATTTAAGAGAAAATGTAGCGTATGAGTTAAGTCTTTCATCAGATCAAGAATTTTTTAATAAATACGCCGAAGCACACAAAGAAAAATTCGGGGTCACTTGGGGACCAGATCAGGAAAAATAAGAATAAAAATATGAAAGAAGTTCTTTATTGAGCTTCTTTTTTTGTGCGACTTTTTAAACGTCACGACGTTTTTTGAGTCTTAAAATTATAAATATTTTATAAATTTTTATTGATGATCTAAAGCTGAAATATAACGGTGCCGGCGGTGTATAGTCTGCGTATTTTGGCCAATAAGAGTGTTTTATATGGCTGTATAAGCGACGGAAACGCCGTATATTAGTCTTTAAATTTACGCTTGCAATAAAATTATCTTTAGTTCAGGATATTAATTACAGGGTATTATATAAAGCCCTTATGAATATTTAAGATTATTATTTAATGCTTTAGAGTGATAAAGTAAAAGGTGGTGAGAACGTGAAGGATTTAGAAGTTTATGAGAATGAGATTGAAATATACGCAGAGGATTATATTAAATCTTTAGCTAACGAAGATGATATATATAAAGTGTCTACGTTTAAGGGTATGCTTAAGCATATATTTAAACATGTATTTAAAGCTAAGAAGAGTGAGAAAACATTGTATCAATTAAAGACTAACATTGATACTAGCGACATAGATACGATCAATGAGATATGGGATATATATACATCGCTTTGTTATAAATATAATCATAATCCTTCATTGTTGGGGTTCTCTTTACTGACTGGGATCAATGACGACACGTTTCACAGTTGGAAGGTCGGAGAGGTTAGGAATGCAAGTTCTGTACATTCCGATTCTGTGAAAAGATGGCTAAAAGAATGTGAGTTAGCTCTGGCAGACCGCACGAGTGAACAAAACTCAGTAGGTTCAATGTTCTTGTTAAAGAGTTGCTACGGGTACAGTGAGCAGCAAACAGTTAACATTGTTGACCAGACAGGACTCCCAAAAGAGAGCCGGGCAGAGATCGCAAAGAAGTATGCAGAGCATCAACAACTACCACAGAAACCAAATCTATAAGCATAATATATATATCATAAAAGCATTATGCACAATAAGACAATAATAATAATATATATAGTTGTGCAGTATCACAATAGATATATGGTGATCTATAACTTAAACCATTATTTAACGTATAGATTGATCGTGTGGTGTAAAGATATATGCAGACTACACAATAAAGCTTGTTTGTTTTGTGCATGTTGTACAAAGTAAAGGGAACGGCAGAAAAGACGGGGTACCCCTCACAGGAGACCGCCCACGCCGCCGGAGTTAGTGCCAAAAATTCCCCAAAAAACAAAAGAGCCTTTTTAGGCATACAAAGAAATTAATATATAACTCATAACACACAGAGAGGATATACAAGAATGATTGAACATCAAAACTATTACAATCCCGGAAAGTATGAAGCAAAAGATGTGATTAGAGACTGGGATTTAAATTTCAACTTAGGCAATGCAGTAAAGTATATATGCAGAGCAGGTAAGAAAGACCCAAACAAACTTGTTGAGGACTTAGAGAAAGCAGCAACGTATATCAACTTTGAACTTGAGTATTTAAAAAATAAGTCAGGAGCAATGAAACGATGAGATATTTATATAACATGTTTGTAGTTGGTGTTTCAGTGTATGCAGCAGTAACATTTGGAACTGGTTGGTTGTTTTTGTTGATGTTATTAATTTTAGGAGTTGAGTAGATGATCACAAAAGCTATTGTTACACTCTGCAATGTTGTATATGCATTGATTATCAGATGGTTTATGAAAACAGCAAAAACAAATGATAAAGCAACGATCGTAGGTTTTTCATCCATGATTCTCTTATATGCGTTAAACATTATTGTGATATGGTGGTGCTAAATGAGTAAAGTTAAAGTCAGTTTTGTTGATGGAAGAGAAGAATATTTTGATATAGATCGTGATACACATTATTCAGACGATATGTTCTGGTATTCTAAAGATGATGATATGTTTTGTATAAAACGTTCAGCAAGAGATAAGGTCTTACTTCCTAGAGAATTTGTAAGATACATGTGTGTTGCAGATTAAATAATAAACTGTCGAGAAAATCTCGGTAGTTAGGACCGTTAACTCAGCAGGTGAGAGTATCCGGCTCATAACCGGAAGGCCACAGGTTCGAATCCTGTACGGTCCATTGAGTGATGCTAACAGCAAATTTTAATGTATTCTAAAATGTTTTTGAAGGTTAATGCACAAGCATCATGTTCTTAGGGACTCATACAGCAAATAAAAAGTACAATGCAACAAAAAACAAGCCATGACATATAGCATACTTCACGAGTCCTGATTATGAAAGAGAGGGAAATATGAATTTTGCACAAGCAGTGGAAAGAGAAACAAAGTTCACAAAGACAGAGAATGGAGCAGTTGCTTTGAATACTACAGGTAATGCGTGCCTTGATTTGTATTCAACAATTGGAAGTCTTAGAGATGCAGAACTATCAAGAGTTCTATCCTTGTTTGATGAAGCGTACAAAGAAAATCCGTTACTTGCTACAAAAATCGTATTTTATGCAAGAGATGTGAGAGGTGGATTAGGAGAAAGAAAAGTTTTCCGTGATCTGATTCATCATATGGCTTGCGTATACCCTGAAAGTATTAAAAATAACATTTACTGGATTCCTGAATATGGGCGTTACGATGATTGGTACGCATTGGTCGATACGCCTTTAGAACAGGATATGTGGACTCATATGAAATCACAGATGGTTGAAGATTTCAAAGACTACAACAATGGAAAACCAATATCATTATTGGCTAAATGGTTAAAGACCGCGGATGCAAGCTCTAAGAAAACAAGGGAGCTTGGAATTAAGACAGCACTTGGTTTTGGTATATCTGTTCGAAATTATAAAAGGATTGTCCGTAATCTTAGAAAATACTTAAAGATCACGGAAACATATATGTCTGCGAACAAATGGAACGAGATATCTTATCCATCAGTTCCTAGTAGATGTATGTTGAACAACCAATATGCTTTTTATCGTCATGATGCAGAAAGATTCCAACAGTACAAGGAAGATGTGTCAAACGGAAGGCAAAAGATCAATTCAAGTACACTGTATCCATATGATTTGATCAATGAAATTGATTCACCATACGAGATCGATCATGCCATTGCAGAAGCACAGTGGAAGAATCTTCCGAACTATGTAGAGCCGGGGCGAAACGTATTAGTTATGGCTGATGTATCAGGTTCCATGAATGGAAGACCGTTACAAACTTCTGTAGGTCTTGCAATATATTTTGCAGAAAGAAATATTGGTCCATATCATAATATGTTTATGACATTTAGCGCTGACCCTAAATTTGTATCACTAAAAGGGGATACACTATACGAAAAATATAGAAACGTAATATTTTCGGAATGGGGATTCAATACAGACCTGAAAAAAGCATTTGATAAGATTTTGAAAGTTGCGATTGATAATCATATAGATCAGGAAGAAATGCCAGAAGCACTTGTTGTTATTTCTGATATGGAAATTGATCAGTGCACAAATGATAGTTGGACGTTTTATGATCAGATGGCTGATGAATTTAAAAAACATGGTTATAACATTCCTAACATTGTGTTCTGGAATGTTCAAAGTAGAAATAATGTTTTTCATGCTGACAGCAACCGAAAAGGTGTTCAGTTATGTTCTGGACAGTCAGCATCAACATTTCAAAATGTCATTTCCGCAATTGGTCTTACGCCAATAGAAGCAATGGAAATGGTAATAAATTCAGAAAGATACGATAACATTTCGATTACCTCCAAATAAGTTGTGGTATATAGCTCAATTGGATAGAGCGCAACACTACGAATGTTGAGGATGCCAGTTCAAGTCTGGCTATACCATTTGTTCGCAATAGCGAACATAAAGTCCTTACTTTCTTAAAATTATTTTAGTACGTATGTGAAATTCAAGCCAATGTTGCTGTTGACCGTTATAGCCGGGATGGATTTCTTTTTTTCATGAAAAACTTTTTCACCCCAACTGGTGGAAAGAAATGTTCGCCTTTAAGTAGGCAAAGATTTTACTCCTTACAATGTTTTTATTTTGTTTGCGTATCTGGATATGGTCAGTTTAGCCGGTTCGACTCCGGCATACGCATTGTTTTTTAGAATTGACAGGGGATTATAACATTGAGTATGACAGAAATTATCAAAGAAATGAAAAATTATATGGCAGAACCGATTGAGGGAATGTCGTATGCAGAAAAGGATAAAGAAGGCAATGTTTGGATTCATTGCCCGTGGTGTGGAAAGAAGCAATTTCCTGTTAACCATGATACGAAAATTAGTCATTTGCAGTATAAATGCAAATCGTCAAACTGCAAAAAAATGTTTGAAATAAATTATTAATAGTCGCAAGAGCCAAAGAGCCGGACGCTTTCAAGGGAAGGAGTCGGTTCTTTTTTTATGCAAGAAGGAAGTTTTGAATGGTATCAATCGGTCTTTAAGTCAATATTGGACGGACAGATGGATTTGTACGAAAACCAGAATGATACATACCAATTGTTGCTCAACATGAAGCAAGAATTAACATTTAACAATAAAGAGGTCATGGACTATGCAATCAAGATAAGCAAGTATGCCCATGAAATGGCTGCATATATGGCAGCAACGACAGGAATGGCGGAATATGACGATCTATACTGGAAGTTTCTGCTTCTGGAAGGTCAGCATTATCAGGTAGACAGTGGTTTGTTATATCTTGAAAAGAACAGAGTACCTTCTGAGAGGTTCTACGAACCACGTAGATCGGTTTTTATGCAACACGGGATAATTCAATCATTGCAAGATTTAATGGATGATAAATTGGACATATTTGCGTTAAGTGTTCCACCCGGTTGTGGAAAGTCAACACTGGAAGACTTTTTCTTATCTCTTGTTGGTGGTTGGTTTCCAAATTGTTTTAACTTATCTTCTGCCCATAGTAGCATTTTGACACGATCACTGTATGATGGAGTTCTTGAAATTATAAATGATCCAGTAGAATACACATGGCATGAGATTTTTCCGAATGTGCAGATGCAAGGAACAAACGCAAAAGAAACAACAGTAAACCTTGAAAGAAATGGCCGTTTCAAAACGTGGACGTTTCGTTCGATTGACGGATCGTTAACAGGTGCGACACGTTGTAATAAATTTCTTACCGCGGACGACTTGGTATCAGGAATTGAAGAAGCATTGAATAAAAACCGACTGGAAACACTCTGGACGAAAGTTGCAAACGATTTACGATCAAGACGATTGGACGGTTGCAAAGAGTTCTATATTGCGACACGATGGAGTGTTCATGATCCGATTGGAAAGCTACAGACACTATATGCAGGTGATCCGAGAGCAAGATTTATTGCAGTACCGGCACTAAATGAAAAAGGCGAAAGCAATTTCATGTTTACTGTAAATGGATTCTCTAAAGAGTATTTTGAAGATGCAAGAAAAGCTATGGATGATATTTCGTTTAACTGTTTATACCAACAAAAACCAGTAGAGCGTGAAGGACTATTATTACCGGCGGATGAATTAAGAAGATTTTATCTTGAAAAACATCATGTTCCTGAGGGGGTATCCGGTTATACAGTATTTCCTAAAAAAGACCCAGATGCTATCTGGGGTGTCTGCGATACAAAAGATAAGGGAACCGACTTTGAATCTCTTCCGATTGCATATCAGTTTGGAGAAGATTTTTATATACCGGATGTTGTATTTGACGATGAAACGAATTATGAAATTCTTGATGATAAGACATCAGCGATTCTTATTAGGCATCAACCACATAAGGTGCGTTTTGAATCAAACCAAGCCGGAGGAAGAATTGCAGATAATATAAGCAAAATGATCAAAGGCAAAGCAAGGACAATTATTGAAACAAAATACACAACAGCAAATAAAGAAACCAAAATTTTGGTCAATTCAGATTGGATAAAGAAGCATTGCTTATTTTTGGAACCATCAGAATACCAAGTAAAGTCTGATTATGGAAGATTCATGGAAAATGTAACTTCTTACACGACAAAGGCGAAGGTTCTGCATGATGATGGTCCTGACTCATTAGCTATGTTAGCAGAATTTGTATCAAAGCCAGAAGCACGACAAAGTTATATCAGACAAAGTCCAGTTTAGAGGTGAGAAATGACAGCGAAAGAATATTTAATGCAATTACAGTTCCTTGATAAAAAAATACATAATAAATTGTCAGAGGTATATCAGTTGAGAGCGTTAGCGACTAGTGCATCCGTAGCAATCGGTTCTGATAAAGTACAAACTTCAAAACAAAAAGATCGTATGGGAGATGCAATAGCCAATATTGTAGATAAAGAAAGAGAAGCTAATAGAGAGATCAAAAGATTTCTGATCAAGAAAAAAGAAATTATATCAGTGATCGAAACAACAGAAAATCCAAATCATTATGATCTTCTTTTTAAGAGATATGTTGAGTACAAAACATTAAGAATGATACAAAATGAAATGGGTTATTCCTTGCAGCATGTAAAAAGAATGCATAAAGAAGCATTAGATGAAATTAAGAAAATCAAAGGATTTGAAGAATAAGACTCTATGATACACAATAAGACCTTTTAGTTTAGTATACTATATAATAGATTTTAAGTAAGCATTTGTGGATGTATTTCCGCAGATGCTTTTTTATTGCGAAGAAAGAGGTGAAACGACAATGGGTTTAGAAGCAAGACTGCTTGGAAGAACAAAAATCTATACAGATGAGACAATCATTGATGAAGATAACATATTATCAGTCTTGCGAAAAGCTTATGCAAAACACTTATTTAATCGCAGACAGATGCAGTTTCTGATTGACTATGAAGGCGGACAGCAGCCATTAAAACGACAAAAAATAGTAAGACCAGACATTGACATAAAGGTTAATGGAAGTGTTGCAAACTACGTCAAAGAATTTAAGATTGGATACAATTGGAGCAGCCCTATCATGTTGGTTCAACGTGGCGACAAGGAAATGCATGGCTCTGATTCAAAAACGGATGATGCAGGAATCACTTCATTAAATGAGATTCTAACAAACGGAGAAAACATCGGTTATAAAGATCAGTGTATGGCAGAGTTTATTGAAATCTGCGGTATCGGTCATAGAATGATTGATATTAAGACAGACTTTGACGATATGGAAGATGGTGAACCTGAATCTCTGGTAGATGTGTATACACTTGACTCCAGATATGCTTTTTGCGTATATAACAACGGGACAGGTCAGAAAAAAGTTTTAGGTGTTACATACAGGAAAGTTTCAGGAAAGCTGTATTTTACATGTTTTACTAAAGAATGCCGCTATGAGATTCAATCAGGTGAGATCGTTTCAGTAGAAAAGAATCCACTGAAAGATATTCCGATTATTGAGTATGAAAGAAGTTTTGACAGAACAGGATGCTTCGAAAGGAAGATTCCAGAAATTGATGCACTCAATATTTTAATGTCAGACTTTACGAATGATGTGTCACAGAGAACACAGGAAATATGGTGGGGGAACGACATTAAGTTCCCAGTAGATGACGAAGGAAATGAGATTCAACCTAAAAGCGGTCAGTGGTTAGTAACATATTCAAACGAAAATGGAAAGCCAAGTGTTCAACCACTTTCAAGCACATTTGATTCTGGCAGTACATTATCTGCTATTTCTGATTACCGCAGTAGAATCTTTCAGGATTGTAAAGTTCCTATTCAGTATGAAAGTTCTGGCAGTGGATCAACGGGAACAGCAACCGACATGAGTTCTGGATGGAGTGCAGCAGAATTGGATGCCATGAGAGAACAGCAAATGACTGAGAAGGGCAAGAGAGAAGAAATTAAATTGATCCTAAGAGCGATTCAGTTAGTTCCTTCAAAAATTCTTCCTGAAGACAGCCCGATCAGAAAAATACACAGTTCTGATATAGATTTTCATTTTAACAGAAGAAAGAATTATGACATGTCTGTTAAGGCAAACACTTTTGCTACATATGTGAGTCACGGAATCCACGGAAGACACGCATTAAAGGTCGTTGACGCGTTTGGTGATGTGGAACAAGTTTGGAACGATAGTCAGGAAATGATTGAAAAATATCAGGAATCTTTGTGGAAAACATCTGATAGTAGCAGCACTTCAACCATAGGAGATACTGGTAGCAATACATCAGAAAAGATTCAAGGTGATACATCTGATCAGACAGGAAACTCGCCGATATTAGATGGATTGAATACAGACTCAAATAAGATTCAGGCATAACAGGAGAGAGAAATGTACTCAGCATTAAGTTTTGATGAATTGAATCAAATGGATATGAATACAAGGTCTATTCCGTATGAAAAGTATTTTGGAGAGATGGAACTTCCGAAAGAAGAAAAAGAGACAAGAATCAAACTGGCCGAGAATATGGAAGATGAATTTCTCTATGTCATGAGTCTTATGTTTACGTTGCAGAAATACCCAACACCAAATTGGGAAACTGCAAGACAAGAGTTTTTTGACAGATACAAGAAATCTTTGAATGGGTATGTTACACCAAATGAAAATTTTTTGGCGTACATGACAGCATTATCATATGAAGTTATAGATGCTACGAAAAGGAATATTGATGATCCTTATTACTTTTCACAGGATAGAGCAAAATTTATTTCTGAGAATGAAAGCAATGTATCAAGAAGTTTTCAATACGACTTAGAAGCAATAGCACAAGGAAAAACAAAAAAACAGTGGGTTGCAATTATGGACAAGAAAACAAGGCCCACACATAGGTCCGCTGATGGAGAGATTATAGGAATAACAGAACCATTCATTGTGGGTGGTTCTTTATTAATGTACCCAAGGGATGTGTCTTTGGGCGCAAGCTCATCTGAAATCGTAGGATGCAGATGCAGTGTTAAATACATATAGTCACAGAGAAGTGACGTTAATAAAACACGGTTGCTTAGAGAAAAGCAGAAAATAAAACACAAATTTGATTGAGAGAGAACTCATAAAAACACAGGAAGGAATTTTATATGTTTTTTTATTATTTAAAAGGTAAACGTACTGGCAGCAGAGTTAGATTTGCAGATGCACCAGATGGTGGAGAAGGAGCGCAGGTCGGAAATCTTTCAGGCAATAATGGCGGTGGTTCTGAATCAACAGAAGATGAACCTAGCACAGATGAATTACTTGCTAAAATCGCACGATTAGAAGTTGAGGGATCAAAAAATAAAGCTGCATTAGATAAAGCTTTAAAGGAAAAAGGCGAGATCACAAAACAGTACAGATCAACATTAACAGCGCAGGAACAGGCAGCGTTAGAAAAGAAAGAGGCTGACGAAGCTAAAGATGCAAGAATCGCTGAGTTAGAAACAAAAATGCTGATTGGAGAATATACAGAAAGATGTATGGACCCTGAAATTGGCATGAGTAAAGATGCAGCGAAAAAATTTGCAGAGTCACTTGCCGGAAATGATATTGAATCAGCTTTTAAATGTCTTGCAGAACATATAAAAGTCACTAAATCCGATATGGAGCAGGAATTTTACAAAAACAGAAAAAATATTAACGCCGGAAATGGAAATGCAAAAGAATCACTTGCAGTTGAAAAAGCAAAGGAATTTGCGAAGAACAAAAAAGCCGGAGTTAATGCAGATATATTAAAACATTACATGTAAGAAAGGAGACGTATCATGGCAAGAGGAGATATGAAAGTAGATGTTCTTTCAGTTTCTAATGAAGTTGAAATTTTAAACAGAAAAGAATTTGAAGCAATTCCAAATACAGTAGACTTTGATGGCGTAGAAACCAAAGACGATTTAGGTAGAAAAGTTGTAAAAGCCGGTACTCCAATCGGAAAAGATGGAGCACCAATTAAAGCTACACCTTGGACTGGCGCTGTTGGAATTTTACTTCATGATGCTTATGAAACAAGACCGCAGCAGGCAGTTTTAAAGAAAGCATATGTAAATACGACAAGAGCACAGAAAAGTTCTGGATTAACATATGATCTTGCATTAGTTACAGAGTTAGAAAAGTCTGGATGCAGAATCGTATTAGAAGAACCAGAAGTCTTAGCATAAGACAAATACCGGTTATTAGAAAAGATAGATAATCGCTAACCCTCAATAGTTACAGGGTAGAAAGGAGAACAATATGTTATTAACAGACGTTTTTTCAGCGGAAGCAGTAGCATCCGTTAGAACTTCTGATGTAAGTAATTCCATGGCATATGCCGGACTTGCTTTTTTCCCAAATAAAAAGAAAACTGGAATTGACCTGAAATGGATCAAAACACATAAAGGTCTTGGAGTTGCATTAAAACCATCTGCATTTGATGGTATGGCAACAATCCGTGCAAGAAAAGGATTCAAAGTGACAAATGAAGAAATGCCACTTTTCCGTGAATCTATGGTTGTAAAAGAACAGGATTTAGCAGAGATCACAAGAGCTCAGGAATCCAATGATCCATACCTTAATGAAGTTTTATCTCATATCTATGATGATACAAACGAGTTAATTGATGGTGCTGATATTGCAGCCGAACGCATGAGAATGCAGTTACTTGCACCAGTAGGCGGAGATATGAAAATTGTAATCGGTACAGCTGATAATGTAGCTTACAATTACAGTTATGATCCGAACGGCGATTGGAAAGCAAAACATTATGCATCTTTAGAAGGGACAAGCACATGGGATAAAGCGGATACATCTAAACCATTAAACGATATTCAGAAGGGTATTAATTACCTGACAGATATCGGTGTCTCACCTATGTATGCAATGATGACTTCAAAAACATTTAACTATCTGATTGAAAACTCTCAGATCAAAAATGCCATTATTACAATTTCTGGAAGAACAATTGATTTTGTATCTAAACAAGTTGTAAAAGAAGTGTTCCAGTCTCAGACAGGACTTATCCCAATTTTATACGATAAGAAGTTTGAGGACTATGACGGTAAAGATAAGAGCTTCTATCCTGATGATTATGTAACAATCATCGGTGAAGGAAAGCTTGGTAATACATGGTATGGAGTGACACCAGAGGAAAGAACATTACTTGGTGATCCTAGTGTAGATGTAAGTGTCCTTGATGATACAGGAGTTGCAATTGCTGTTAAATCTGAATACGGACCACCAGTATCTTATTCAACTACTGCTTCTCAGATTGTTCTCCCATCTTTTGAAGGCATGGACAGCATTTATGTTATGAAAGTAAAATAGGAGGAGTTGTATGATTTACGATCATGTAGTAAATAAAAATGGTGTGTATTATGCAGCTGGTGATGAGGTTCCGGAGGATAATGTTTCCACGGAACCTTCTGTAGAAGAACAGGAAGTTCCTGTAAAAAGTGAAGAATCTACAGAAGAACCAGAAAAACCAAAAAGAGGAAGATCGCCGAAGAAATAAAATGAGGTAAAAGAAATGACAGAGGAAATATTGAATGAATTAATTGAATATGCCGGAGATGATTATGAAGCAAATCAACAGTCATTTCTAAACTCATTGATTGAAGATGCAATAGAAGAAGTGTGTTGTGCAATGTATCCCGGTGGATATGCTTCTGATAAAGAGTTTGAAAAACAGAAACAATCAGCTGTGAAACGATACAAAGGAAAAATAAAAAGGATAGCACAGTATCATTATGATAAACAAGGAAAAGAAGGCGTAGTCAGTTATTCAGAAAGCAGTACATCAGCTTCTTATGAAAATTCTGGAACACCTTCTAGTTATTTGAGAGGTATTATACCTGAATCAAAAATTATCTAAGACGGTGCGTGATGTTTGAAAAGACCTCCTATTATACATCGCAGGGAGTGCTTAAGAAGGTGGTGGGGAAAGCACATTTTATGGAGGTTATATTAAATTGGAAATAAACAGGACTTTTCTATTTTGCGAAGTCCTGTTTTTTATGCCAGAAGGGAGTCTTCATTGGATAGCGAACACTTTGTTGAAACAAATACATTCGATGAGTTCAAAAGAAGAATTGAAGATGAAGATCATCGACAAAACAGACGAATAGAAGAGCTAGAAAAATTGGCAGAAGAAATACACACGCTTGCTAAAACATCGGCAGTTATGTGTGAAAAATTAATAAACATGAATGATAAGCTTGATACAGTAAACAAAGATGTTGAATCACTAAAATCAAAAGATGGTGAAACATGGCGAAAAGTTGTATGGACAGTTATTTCTGCAACCTTAGGTATTGTTCTTGGATTCATATTTAAAGAAATAGGAATGTAGGTGATTGTAATATGCGATCAAGGCAAAGAGACAAGCAAAATATATGGTTTTCGAAAATTTCAGAAAATCATGATGATATAGATACTGTCATTACTTATGAAAAGCCGATTATGAAAAAAATGACTGTATCATCTACAAGTGGTACTGCGGAAGAAATATCAGCGGGTATTGTTCCGAACTATGATCGCTATATTACAAGTTATGATAGATCGTTTTGCGATTATGCAGAAGAAGGTGTCGTATGTTGGGTAGATTCAGAACCAGAATTTAATCAAGATGGGTCATTGAGAATGGAAGATGATGAAATAACGCCAGTGACAATGCCAGATTATAAGATTTTGAAAATAATTGATACAAAAAAAGGAAATATCGCAAGGTATGGAATTAGCAAAATCAAAGGAGTGCATCAATGAGAATCAATATTGAGCTGAGTCAAAAAAGTATTCAATCAGCAATAAAGCAAATTGAAAATTGCAGAGATAAGCTTATTAGAAAAAACAGAGAATTTGTAAAGCGACTCGGAGAAGTTGGTATTCCTGTTATAGATTCTAATATAGCTGTTGCGGCGGGCGATTCAGACAAAACACATGATGCTTATATCAAAATCAATTCTTTTGGAGATTATGCACAAGCAACTTTGATCGTAAGTGGTAAGGATTTACTATTTATAGAGTTTGGTGCCGGTGTGCATTACAACGGAGCTGTTGGTAGCAGCCCTCATCCGTTGGGAGCATCAAAAGGATACACGATCGGTTCTTATGGAAAAGGCAATGGAAGTAAAGATGCTTGGTATTATTACGCTGATACAGGAGAAATTGTAAAGTCGCAAGGTACACAAGCAACAATGCCAGTGTATAAAGCCGGCGTAGAAATGCGACAGCAGATGTTAAAGATAGCAAAGGAAGTATTTTCTTCTTAGAAAGGAAAGATTCATATGCCTGATACAGTAAAAAATCCAGTGTCCGATGTATATAAGCGTTGGAGTGCAGAAGTTAAAAAGGTTGTGGGTGATGGAAATTATTCATTCGAAAGAAGTCAAACTCTTGCAGCTAACAAAAAGATGTATGCACAAATGTTTCTTATGGGAAATCCGGGGACACGTTGGGATATAGAAGGTGACGAAGTAGCTACAATTCCAAGTTTTCAAATTGATTGTTTTGCAACAGGAACAAAAAGTGTTGAAAAGGTATATCAGATTGATGATGCAAGTCACAGAGCAATGGTGTCTATGGGATTTCAACGAACATATGGACCAGAACAGCAAGATAACACAGACAACAGTATAAAGCGTGTTGTAAGTCGTTATAGCAGAATCTACACAGGTAATTTGTTGGAGTAAACATGAATCTTATCTATTCAAAGAATGAATTTAACATATATAAATCAAATGATGATGGGTACATAGTGCATAACACAAAAAAGAAATTTGCTGACGGTCATTCACACATCAGAACTTTTAATCAATCAAGATATATCGTTGAAATGGTTACACATAAAAGAGTACCTAACCATTTATCAATATATTTACTCACAAGCCTGATAAGAATTTCTAATGATGAGATTTATCAGGAAAAGATACATGGATTAATTGATTCAAAGAAGAATAGAGGTCAGCGATTTTATACGAACAATATGAAAAACAAATATAAGTTTCAGAGAAATAGTTAATAACAGATATTTCTGTTTAGATATTAAACCGGTCATGAAAAATCATGATCGCTAACCCTCAATAGTTACAGGGTAGAAAGGAGTTTGATTATGAGTGGTGTAGCCGGAATAAGTACAGTCGGTGTAAAAGTTGGATATGCAGTAGAAACTACAGCAGGAACAAAACCAACGAAATTTAAACAGCTTCATCGTATCAATGCCACGGATGATATTGGAATTGATACAGAAACAATTGATGCATCAGCATTAGAAGATGAAATCGATAAAGAGATTGCGGGTAGAGGGTCAACAGGTGGAACGTTTAACGTCACTGTCAACTTAACAAATGAGACAGTTAAAGAATGGGAAACTTTGATCAGTGAATACAAAGCAGGAAAAGCAGCAGGAAAAGCCGTATGGTATGAAGAATATTACCCGGCACTTGATAAGGCATATTTCACAAAGATTGAGCCACCAGCAAAGATACCTAAGCCGGGGCTTGATCAGAATGGATTAGCAACTGTTGAAATGACATTGACAATCAACGAGTATGTAGGCCTTGATACCGCAGTAGAACCAGACGATACAGAAGTGTAATTTGAATGAATAGGAGGCAAACATGTATAAAGTATTAAAAATTGGCGGAAAAGATTATAAGCTTGAATACACAGTTGAAGCATCATTATATGACGATTGTGTATCAAGCGTAACTTCATTGATGGTAGGAATCAGTGAATCAGAAGATAAAAATGATATTAAGAAGCTCGTAAAAGAAATTTCCAATATTCCAAAGACAACATTAATAATCTTTTATGCAGGGCTTCTTGAAGCACATGGACCAGAGGGAGATGGAACAGTTTCTGATCTTAAAGATGCAAAATCTCTTATTAGAACATATCTTGAAGAACATAAAGATGATGAAGATGGAAATTTCTATGGGATCATGACTCTTTGTATTGAAAAGATGGGCGAAGATAATTTTTTCGATCTAATCGGTCTGAACAAGATGTTAGGGATCGAACCAGAACAGAAGAAAGAACCAAAGAAACCTCAGGATCACAAAAAGAAAACAGCGAAAGCAGAAGTTACAGAGAAATAATACTTGATACATTGTTTCCTCAGGCTGTAAAAGCCGGAATGACAAAAGATGAATTTTTTCACTCCACTCCAAAAGAAATTAGTGTATACATAAATGCATACAAAGAACAGAAAGAATATGAACTGAAAAGTACAAATTATCAATCATGGTTAACAGGTTCTTATGTGTTGCAAGCGATTAATTGTGCTTTTTCTAAAAATGGGAATTATCCAGAAAACCCATTGCTAAAAGAAGAAAAAAGTATTGAATCAATTGAAAAGAGAAGTGGAAGAAGTAAAGAAGAAATGCAACAAGAATTAAGACTTATGGAACTCAGAGTTATGCAAGCAAATGCAAATATAGAAAAGATAGGGGCAGACGAATGATTCTGCCCTTTATTTTTTTATACCGGCTGACCGTATGAGATCAGCCGCTGACCTTATTAGTTGGAGGTGAATCAAAATGCCAGATAGTACAATAGAAACACTCGATATACAAGTGAAAAGTTCGACTGCCAGAGCTGTTACAGCACTTGATAATTTGGCAAACAAATTATATGACGTGAGCAAAGCATTTAAGTCCGTAGATACTGGAAGTATGAGAAACTATTCTCGTGAGATAGGCAGGGTTTCTTCGTCTTTAAAATCAATGAGTGGTATCAAAATCAATGTACCTAAATTATCTGGTCTTAGTAAACAGTTACAGTCATTAACAAATGTTAATTTTACCGCCTTAAATGCAAGTTCAAAACCATTAAAAGAATTGGCTTCTGGACTGAATGCTTTAAAAGGCGTTTCAGGTGTTACGATACCAAAGCTAGATTATAAAAATATCAATTCAGTTTCCAAAGCAATTGAAAAGATAGGAAAATTAGATACTGGAAATATTCAAAATTCTGTGAATGGAATATCAAAAGTATCTCATGCAATGTCAGTTTTAAATAACGTTGATTTTAGCGACAGCAAAATATCTTCTGTTATTAACTCTATCAGAAAATTGATGGCAGTTGATACAAAAGGTTTTGATACGCAGATTTTTGACAATATTTATAAGTCTGTGTCTAAACTTGGAAATCTTCCGGATGTTTCATCAAGTATCAATAGACTTGTTGCATCATTAGCTAGATTAATCAGTTCTGGAAATAATACTGGTATAGTTGCAAGTAAGCTTCCGGCGGTAGGAAATGCAATAAAGCAAACTGCAAATAAATTAGCATCTGTTAAAGGTGTTGAAGAATCAATAAATCAATTCATATCAGCGTTAGCGAGTCTATCTTCTGCCGGCAAAAAAGTAGAATTAAGTGCTAACGGACTACAAATAATGGCAAAAGAACTTTTGTCATTTTTCAATACCATGTCTAAAGCACCGGCTGTTAGTAAGAATACAGTAGAAATGACAAAGGCGTTGGCACAATTAGCAGCATCAGGCGGTAGAGTTAGTAGTGCTGTCAATACAATGAATACTTCTTTCGGAAAATTAAGGAACGGATTTTCTGAATTAGCAAGCTTAGCATCCAGAGCGGGGTCTACTGTAAGTAGTGGTATTGGTAAAATGGTAAATGCTATTCGAAATATTGGGTCAGCAAGCGGAAGTATTTCAACCGTAAATTTCAGCTTAAAAAATCTTATTCAAACAGCTATTGGATTTAAGGCGGTACAAGCATTTGGACAATTTACAAAGGATGCAATAACGTTAGGATCGGATATAACAGAAGCAGAAAACGTAATTGATGTTTCTTTTGGTAAATTAAAATACAAAGCATATGATTTTGCTTCAACAGCTTCAAAGCAGTTTGGAGTATCTGAGTTGGCAGCTAAAAGATACACAGGAACCATAATGGCGATGTTGAAATCATCTGGTGTTGCCCAAAATGCAGCATCCGACATGTCAGTAGCATTAGCCGGATTAGCGGGTGATATTGCATCTTTTTATAATATAGATACTGATACAGCATTTTATAAAATCAGGGCAGGTATTTCTGGTGAGATTGAACCATTAAAGCAATTAGGTATTAACATGTCTGTTGCAAATATGAGTGCTTATGCTTTGGCAAACGGAATTACAAAGTCGTGGACTTCTATGACTCAGGCAGAACAGGCTACATTGAGATATAACTATTTAATGTCTGTAACAAAAGATGCGCAGGGCGATTTTGCTCGTACTGCCGGTACTTGGGCAAACCAAGTACGTTTATTAAAATTAAACATTCAGTCATTATCAGCTGTTATGGGTCAAGGAATTATTGCAGCTGTACTTCCGGCAATTAAAGCATTAAACGCTTTAATGAGCAGGCTTATGCAAGCAGCTAATATGTTCAGAAACTTTATGTATGTTCTGATGGGGAAAAAGATAAAAGGAGCAACAAAAGGTGTTGTAAATGATCTTGGTGGAGTTGGCGATTCTGCTACTGATCTTTCAGGACTTGGAAGTGCCGGAAACGATGCATCTAAAGGGATGAACAAAGCATCTAAGGCGGCGAAAGAATTAAAGAAGACCTTATCTGTTCTGCCGTTTGATGAATTGAATCAGTTGAATGACAATAAGCAATCAAGCGATACTGGATCTGGAGGAGGTGCGGGTGGTTCTGGAAGTGGCGGTGGAGTCGGCGGTGGAATTGGCGGACTCGGTGATTTGAGTGGTCTTGAAGATGAAGATTATGAAACACCAATTAGCCATTGGGCTTCAAGAATCAGAAAAGCATTCCTTGATAATAATTGGTATGGTGTTGGCCGTGAGATCGCAAATATGTTAAATGCCGGTCTGCAATTAGCCTATGATGCACTTGATTGGAAGAATGTTGGTCCTAAAATCACATCATTTACAACAAAATTTACTCAGGCAATCAATGGATTCCTTGATAATTTCGATTTTAAGTTATTAGGTAAAGTAGTTGGTGCAGGGATTACGGATGTAGTGAGAGCGTTTAATCAAATTGCATCTCCTGATGGCGGTATAAACTTCAAAACTCTAGGTACTGGAATTGCAGAAAGTTTAAAAGGAATGATTCAGGAAATTCCATGGACAGAGTTAGGAAATGCACTCGGAAACTATTTTATGATCTCATGGAGAATCTTAAACGGATTCTTGAATCAATTAGCAGCAACAGATAATACAGGCTTAACAGGATTTCAGCAAATCGGCGTTGCTCTTGGAAAAGCTGTAAATGGTATGTTCCAATCAATCGACTTCGCAACTATCGCAGATACATTTGCAGTAGGAATCAATGGAGTTTTTTCTATACTTGGAAAAATCAATGAAACTGTACATTGGGCTGATATTGCAGCAAATATTTCTCACGGGATTAATACTTTTATCACCGGAGTTAACTGGGAAGAAAATGGACAAATATTAAGCACTTTTGTAAAAAATCTTCTTGGAGTATTTTCACAGGTAGCGCAAAATACAGACTGGGCAGGACTTGGAAGAGGTATTGGAACATTCCTAAGTAGTATTGATTGGAGCGGAATATTCGGAGAAGTATTTACAACAATCAAAACAATATTAGGTGGACTTATCTCAGGATTAGGAACCACAATCGAAGGAAAGTTTATTATAGCTTTTGGTGCTATTAAACTTGCTACAGCAGTGGATAAAATTGTAAGCCCTATACTTTCGGCGTTTGGTTTAATACCTAAAGAAGTAGATGGATCGTCTTCCTTATTAATCATAGCATTAAAGAAAATGGCAGGAGCTTTTTCAAAATCTACATTAGGTACGGCGATTGGAACGTATGTTTTGGATGCGATTGGCCTTTTAAAAGGCATTCCGGGGAAGATTACAACAGATGTTGCGCCGAAGATCGCGGAAGTTATTTCAACAAAATTATTTCCAAAAGCGGTTTCATTTGCAGGTGGAATTGCATCATGGGTAACAGGTACGTTTGCACCAGCTGTATCAGCTGCATTTAGCAGTGTTCTTGGTGTGCTGTTTTCACCGATTGGATTAGCTATAGTTGGAGTAATTGTCGGTGGATTTTTAATATATAAAAACTGGGGCGCAATATCTAAGTTTATCGGAAACGTAAAAGAGAATATTGTGAATGGATTTAACAGCGCCGGAGAATGGTTAAAGGAAAAAGGAAAAAACCTTATTGAAGGCTTGCGCAATGGATGGGAAAGTGCAAAATCTGGTTTCGGAACAGCTGTTAGTACAATTGGCAAATTTATTAAAGAAAAAGTTGGAAATGCCGGTGAATGGTTGAAAGAAAAAGGACAGAATGCAGTCGAAGGTATCCGTAGTGGATGGGAGTCTGTAAAAGAAAGCAAAGTCGGTCAGGCAGCCGCAGGTATCGGAAATTACATCAAAGGTAAAGTCACTGGTGCTGAGAATTGGTTGGTTGAAAAAGGTAAGCAAGCTGTTAACGGAATGAAAAACGGTTGGGAGAACGTGAAGAACGGAAACTTCCAATCAACCGTAAAAGGATTAAAGAGTTTTACGGTAAATACATTAGCAAGAACATCTCCGGCAGCGTGGTTAGTTGCCAAAGGAGCAGAAGCTATGAAAGGTATGCTTTCTGGATTAAAAGGTGATAAATGGACAGATGCTAGGAACTGGTTGAAAAAGTTACCGAGCAATGTAAAAAATGCCGTTGGAGATATGTATAAAGTTGGGCAAAATATCATTAAGCAGTTTATTAATGGTTTTAAATCTTTACGTATTCCAACACCTCATATTTCTTGGGGAACAAAAGACTTCAATTTTGGTGGAATGAGCTTAAGCATACCAACTAAATTTAAAGTAGATTGGTATAAAAAAGGTGGATTATTTGATTCTGCATCCGTGATTGGTGTCGGTGAAGCCGGATCAGAAGCTGTATTACCACTTGAAAATCCAAAAACTATGAAGATGATCGCAGATAGTATCGTTGGTAATTCCGGCGGTATGGTTGATGAAAGTATCATTGCTGATGCTGTAGAACGTGGAGTTGTTGTTGCTATGATGAACAATAGCGGAAATCAACCGGATATAAACTTATACGCAACATTATATACAGAAGATAATGAAGTTCTTGCAAGGTCTGTTGCAAAAGGACAAGCAAGAAATAATTACAGATTAAAACCATCAAATGCATATTGATTTGTGTAAAACTTTATGCTATGATGAATTTAATTTAAAAGACATACACAGGATGCAAAGGTCATGAAGACCACACAATCCTGTGTATGTCTTTTTTTATTTTAATAATTACAGCAAACTAGCCATCGTGTGCCGGCGAAAAGAACGTCTTTCCTCGTGTACGTTCCGTTTGCTGTTTTTATATTTTAACATGAGGGTGCACACGTTAATGTTCAAATAACCACGAGGTGATAATATGAGTAAGAAATTAGATTTATTTTTCAAAAGTAATGTATTAGTAATCAATCCTGATCTTGCAAAAATGATTGGCTTAAATGAAGCAATCGTTCTGAATCAAATCTATTATTGGATTTCCGTAAATAAAAAACAGAACAGAAATTTCCACGATGGTAAATATTGGTGCTATAACTCTATCAGAGAATGGCAGGAAGAAAATTTTCCGTTTTGGTCACATAAGACCGTTGAGCGTATTTTTTATAGTTTACGCAACAAGGGTCTTGTTTTAGTGGGGAATTATAACAATCGTCGTAATGGTGCCACATCTACAAAGTGGTATACAGTAAATGATGAGGTTTTAGAAGAAATCATTGATCAGATTTTAGACGAACCAGAATCAGACCATACAGTTAGACAGGATAACTTTGAAAGCGACAACTTGACAGAAGCATTACCAGAGACTAACACAGATATTAACAATGCTTTATCTAACGATAAAGATTATGCTTTTTTATCAACAGAAGATAAAGATAATAATGATGTGTGTAGAGATAAAAAAGACTTCATGCCTATTTCTGGGAGAAATAAGGTCAAAATCATAAAGAGAAAGGGAAATAAAACTACTCTTAGTCAGACAATTGAAGATAAAATCCATTTAGGTTTTAGAGTCAATCAAGAGTTTGACGATGATCTGTATAATAATCCAAAAGATGAATGCATAATCGGAGATATTGTTAAATACTTTTTCAAGAAATATCAGTTGGAGAAAGGAACAGACCATCCAATGATCTCTGACGAAAAATGCGTAGAGTTGGTTGAAAAGTTTTATTTTGTTCCTGAGAATATGCAAGACACAGAACTGGATTTTGATTTATACAAACTTATGATTGATAAATACTTTGCAACAGAATATGGCAAAAATAGCGGATTCACAATTAATTACCAGATCATGTACTTTATGAATTATAAAATCCGTGAAAATCTATTCTACAAAGTTCAGGATGAATACTATGACAATGTTAAGAGTGATTATCCTGTTGAGATATAGAATCATCAAAGAAAAGGAGAAGAAAAGATGAAAAATACAACATGGAAAATACCATTGATTATTTTAGCTGCGATTATAGCAATAGCGTTAGTTGGCATATTTATGATTCACATACCACAGAATCATGCAAATTCGATGGAAGAACAGATAATGGAATCAAAGGCGGCAATTAACATTCAGGAAAAGAGAAGACAGGATTTAGTGTATAATCTGGCAGACAGTGTGAAATCTTACAACAAACATGAAGCTGAAACACTGAAAAATATTGTCAAAGAACGTAGTTCAAATACTGGGAAAATCGAAAGTACAGGCACAGCGATTGCAGCAATAAAAGAATCTTATCCAGAATTAAAAGCTGACAAGAATTATCAACGGCTTATGAAAGAATTAGCAGTTACAGAGAATAAGATTTCTGACGTAAGAGACAATTACAATCAGCAGATCAAAGAATACAACAGATATGTCGTGAACTTTCCAGTGAACTTTTTCTTGAAACTTTTAGGATACAAACAGAAAACATATCAATATTTAAAATTTAAGGATGCAACAGAGACAGCACCGCAGAATTTATTTAGTGAGTAGCCTATGAGAAAATTCAAAGGATTTCAGTTTGATACTTTTGAAATAACTCCACGAGAGATTATAGCAAGCGTTGTTATTGTTGGATTAATGTTTCTGATTGGCTTTACTATCAGTGGGAAAATTGATAATTACATCATGGATCAGAACGAAGAATATAATCGTGCTGCAAAGATTGAAAGTAATGATATGTTTCGGTATGGGATAGAAACTGATTTAGGAAATGCTTTCGTGTATGGGAAAATAAAACCTGTAGATACAGTCACGTATCAAATGATCGGCGGTAAATATTATTCAATCAAAAAAGTTAGAGAGGAATATCGCAGACATACAAGAACAGTTAAGCGTGGGAAAACGTATGTAACAGAAGTTTATTATACATGGGATCAAATACGATCTAACAGTAAAACTTGCAAGGAAATAATTTTTGCAGGACAGAAATTTGATGTAGATAAAATTGATTTTATATCTAGGGCATATATTGATACGATAAAAATTTCACATGATGTTAGATACAAGTATTATGGAATGGAAGCAAATCCGATTAAAGGGACAATTTATACAAAATTAAAAAATAACACGATAACAAAAAGTGGATTTAACGAACATAATCTGAAAGATACAGTAGAATTGTATAAATCAGAAGGTGGAGTTTTGAAAATTCTGTTTTGGGTATTCTGGATCACTGGGACAGGGTTAGCAGTGTTCGGATTTTATTATTTGGATAATCACTGGTTAGAATAGGAGAATATAATATGATCAAAAAAATAGAAAAAATAAATTAGCTGTATCAATTATTACAGTAATCTTAGGAATGATTATAGTTTTTGCGGTCAATTTTGGAATTGTCAATTTTGTTTTGTGGTTGCTACAGTTTATTGTTGCAAAGCCTTTGGTTGTGACATTAAAAGGAAAAGCAGCAGCTACTGTATTGTTAACACTTGTTGTACATATTTTTAGCCGCAAATAAGACCACATGATACACAATAAGACCAAAGAGTATTGTATAATATAAAATTATAAAACGTCTATCGAGAACGATAGGCGTTTTTGCAGTTTATACGGTCAATAAAAGCGAAAATTGATCGCTAACCTTAAATAGTTGGAGGTGGATTTTTTATGGCAGAACACATGATAGAAGTTAATGGTAAAGTAATGCCATGTCCAGCTTCTTATGAATGGTCATTGCAAGATGTATCAGCATCGGATTCAGGAAGAACAGATGATGCATTGATGCATAAAAATAGAAAAGCACAGAAAAGAAAGTTGGCATTGAAATGGAATGCTAAAACACCAGATGTTACTTCGGAAATATTAAAAGCCTTTAATCCAGAATATGTAAAAGTAAGATATTGGGACATGATGGCAAATAAATATCAGACAAGAACATTTTACACAGGAGACAGAAAAGCACCTGTGAAATGGTGGATGAAAAATAAAAAAATTATAGAGAGCGTTTCTTTTGACATAATAGAGAGGTAAATTATGATCAACGTATCAGGTGAATTTAGAGATAAATTAAATAACGGAAATTGTAATTATCTTAGTTACGCAGATATTACGTTGAAAGACGGGACAACTCTTAATTTGACCAATGATGATATATGGAATGGTGGAGTTACGATTGAAGATGCAGTTTCAAGCGGAACTTTTGAAGTTGGATCAGTTGTTATCAATCAATGTACGATTGTGATAAATAATATCTATGATAAGTTTACAAAATATGACTTTAAAGAAGCTGTAGTGAGGGCGCAGTTAGGCACTGATTTGAACGAAACGGAATTTGATATAGATGCAGACGATGAAACGGAATCTTCGTATACACCACGAATTGAGAAAATAAAAAAAGGCGTATATACAGTAGATGATACAAAATATAATGGATCAATTATAACACTTACATGCATAGATAATATGGGTAAGTTTGACAGGGCATATTCTGAAAGTAAGTTGGAGTATCCGGCAACATTAAAGACGATCGTTATGGATGCATGTGATATATGCGGAGTGACATTAAATACACCAGATTTTTCACATGGTGACTATATTATCAATACAAGACCGACTGATGCTGCGGTAACATTTCGTGAAGTGATTGCTTGGTGCGGTCAAATCTCAGGAAATTACTGTAGGTGCAATGTCAATGGGCAGTTGGAATTAAAATGGTTCAATCAGAGTCTTTTAGAAAAAACACTTATAAATTTGATTCCTGACAGTTTGTTTGATGGTGGTATAACAAGTTGGAAAGCTGTAGATGCAAAAATAGGAACGGATACAATTGAATATAAAGAAATGCTTTCAATCATCCCAAATGCAGGAAAAACAGGCTATGCAGTAGAAGCAGTTCCGAATCTTAAGTTGGCTACTAATTATACAATTGGTGGTCAATTTTTTATGCAGTATCCAGAAGATAACGATGTAGCAATCTTGAAGATTTTAAATGGAACAAAAGAAATTGCAAGCAAAGAAATAGAATTAAATGATGGTTGGACTGGGTTCAAATTTGATTTTGTTTCAACGTCACAGAATGTTTCTATCAACATTGGATTCAAAGGGGATAACACATTATATGTGTATAAACCTTATTTAGAAGAAAAAATACCAGATGAAATTTATCAATTTAACGGAGTATATAACTCTGATGTAGCTACAGACGATGTGGTCATTACTGGTGTAAATGTAATGGAAAAGGAAGATACTGTAGATACGGATTCTGATATTGAGGAAGAAGCAGAAGATACAACTTCTAGTAGTGATGGATATAAAAATTATCAAACTGGAACAGCTGGATACATTATTTCTATTGAAAATAACGAATTGATTAAAGATGGTGCTGGTCAGACTGTATCAGGATTTTTAGGAGAACAGTTAATAGGATTTGCATTTAGAAAAGCTACGATTACACATATTAGTGATCCGACACTAGAAGCCGGAGATGTTGCAATTCTAACTGATTCAAAATTTGATCGTTACAAAATATTAGTATCATCAACAAAATTTAATACAAACAATTCTCAGACAACAAGTTCAAATGCTGAGAGTACAGAAAAAAACAGTGCTGTAAGATATTCCGCAGCTACAAAAAACTATGTGGAATATAGAAAGCAGATTGTACAGGAAAAAACAGATAGACAAAAAGCATTAGAAGAACTGAAAGATAGATTAAACAAAGCTTCTGGAACTTATACAACAATTGTAAAAGATTCTGCTGGTGGACAAATTTTTTATTTGCACAACAAACCGCAGTTAAAAGATTCAGACATGATCTGGAAAATGACAGCGGAAGCATGGGGTGTTTCTACGGATGGTGGAAAAACATATAATGCTGGAATGACAGTTGATGGAGATACAATTGTTAGATATTTAAAAGCTACAGGACTTACAGCAGACGTGATCACATCTGGAAGAATCCAAGTTAAAGATTCTTTGGGCAATGTAATCTTTTTGGTTGATATGGATACTGGGGCAGTGCAGATTTCAGGAAATAATATTGTGATTGGTGGTAAATCAGCACCCGATGCGATCAGTGATGCAGTGAAAGAATCTAAGAACTATGCAGACGGTAAAGTATCAGACTTTGCAGAAACAGTTACAAAAAGTGTAGCTGATCTACAGAACCAGATTGACGGACAGATCGAGACGTTCTACTACGACTATGAGCCAACTCTAAAAAACATCCCTGCTTCTGACTGGACAACAGAAGATGATAAAAAGAAGCATGAGGGAGACTTGTTTTATTGGAAATCTAAAGGTTATGCCTACAGATTTTTTAAAGACGGAGATACATGGAAGTGGCAGTTAGTACAAGATACAGACGTTACAAAAGCATTGCAGACAGCATCTTTTGCACAGTCTACGGCAAACAGTAAATGTCGTGTATTTCTGACACAGCCTACACCACCTTATGACACAGGAGATATGTGGAATCAAGGACAGAACGGAGACATCCTTACTTGCGTGGTAGCAAGGGGAGAGGGTGCAAGCTATGTGGAAACCGACTGGCAGAAGCTTAACAAGTACACGGACGATGAGACAGCCAATAAGGCACTGGAAGAAGCCAGAAAATCTCGTGCAATGATTATCAATCTGGACAACGATTATCAAGCAATCACGACAGATTATAAGGGAGAGTACACATCATTTCCAGAGTGTCACACGACAGCACAGGTTTTATACGGTCATACCGATATATCTAACGACTGTACTTATAATGTGCAGAAGTCGGGCGGTGTCGTAGGTTCATGGAATAATTCAACTCATACCTACACTGTGACAGCATTAACAACAGATGTTGGATGGGTAGATATTACAGCTAATTACCTTAATACTTATTCAGTTACGAAACGATTTGACATTGCGAAATTAAAAGGCGGTATCCCCGGAGAAACAGGTGCAAAAGGAGATAAGGGAGAAACAGGAGCAAGCGGTAGAAGCATCACAGGCTCAGAAACGACTTATCAAGCATCTAGCAGTGGAACAACGGCACCAACAGGAACATGGAGTAAAACACCACCAAGCGTTGCAGAAAATCAGTATTTGTGGACGAGAACCATATATACTTACTCTGACAAAACCACAAGCACAACATATTCCATCGGTAAGATGGGAGCTAAAGGGGAACAGGGTGCAAAGGGAGAAACTGGTGCTACTGGTCCACAGGGGGAAAAGGGAGCTAAAGGAAATGACGGTGTATCTCCGACAGTATCAATTTCAAAAAGCGGTACAGTAACAACCATCACAATTACAGATAAAAATGGAACACATACACAGACTGTCAATGACGGAACGAATGGAACGGCAGGTAAGGCAGGTGCGGACGGTAAAACACCATATTTCCATGTTAAGTATAGTAACGATGGCGGTAAGACGTTCACTTCTAATTCGGGAGAGGACGTTGGAACATATATCGGAACTTGCACCGACTATAACCAAGCAGACCCTACAACGGTTGGTTCTTACACTTGGGCAAGAATCAAGGGAGAGACAGGGGCAACAGGACCACAGGGAGAAAAAGGGAATACGGGAGCAACTGGTCCGCAAGGAAGTGCAGGAAGAACGTACTTCATGGAAACATCGTCAAGTATCGTGAAAATGTCTGCGGACAACACGATTGTGCCGAACTACATTACATTATCTGGTTACTACCGTGACGGTACAGCAACAGCACGTACAGCTTATAAGTGTCGATTCAAGATTGAGGAAACAACGGACGGAGATACATACACGACCGTTTATACTTCATCCTCAGATGAAACTGACATTACCCATGCACTGTACTCTGTGCTAGCAAGTGGTTCAAGCGGTGTTACTGCAAGCGGTTCAAGTGGTATCGGTATCTCAAGAAATCTTACAGCGTTAAGGTGTACGATGTATGCCGCAGGTGGATTTTCACAGGTGTTGGATATTGAGACAATTCCAGTAGCCATTGACGTAGATGCACTGACTCACGAAGATATATTCAATCTGCTGACCAACGACGGAGCATGGCAAGGTATTTATCGTGGGTCTGACGGTAAGTTGTATATCAACTTTACTTATGCTAGAGGTGGAACATTAAATCTTGGTGGAAAAGCAAACACGTACGGTAATGGACAAATGCACGTTTATGATGCAAATGACAATGAAATTGTTGACATAAACACGAAAGGGATAGTCGTAACGCATTATATATCAGGCATGGGAGAAAAGCCAATATCATATGTGTGTATAACACCAGACGTGTTCGGTGGTATATATTTATCTGAAAACAAGGATGGAACTGGTGCATGTGCGATTTTGTCCCCAGATGAGATTGTATTAAAAAATAACAGCAGTGGACCAATTACAGTACAAACAGACATAACAATGCATATGACGGATGAATCACTTTATCTTGGGTCGGTAAGTAATTATAAATTTCATTTTGGAAAAGAAAAATCAAGTTTTTATCAGCCAGTTACTATTGGCGGAAGTTTGTCTGTTGCAGGAACAAAAAACAGAATCATAGATACAGAAAATTACGATACAAGAAAGCAGTATTGTTATGAAACAGCAACCCCATATTTTGGGGATATAGGTTCTGGATGTACTGATAATACAGGAAAATGTTACATAGACATTAACGATATATTTTCAGAGACAGTAAACACAGGTGTTGAGTACCAAGTATTTTTGCAGAAAGAGGGGCAAGGCGATATATGGGTAGAAGAAAAGACCGATAGTTACTTTGTCGTTCGAGGCACTGAAAACCTTAAATTTTCGTGGGAAATCAAAGCAATTCAGAAAGATTACGAATTTGAACGACTTGAAAAATTCGATAACTCAGAAAAAGAAGAAGTGATTGACTATGAGAAAGAATATATGGAAGAAATCAACGATTTGATTAAAGAACAGGAGGAAATGTTAAATGAAACAGTTGAGTAGCTTTATGGTATTAAATATTGACGGTGGAGACAGAGTATCATACACATACAATGAGATTGACGATAACACAGGAGAACCATTGTCACAGAATAAAAAAGAAAATTTCTGGGTAGTAGATAAAGAACTTAAAAAGCACATTGATGCTATCAGAAGCTACGTCAGAGAAAACAAGTTGAATTAAGGAGTGATGTTATGGCAATCAATATACCTTTA